CTTATCAAAGGCAAGTCAGACCTTATTGTTGAAATTACACAACATATTAGTTGACACTTCTCCCACATACATATATAATAAAGCAATAATCAACAAGGAGTACTCACATGAGTGACAGAGTTTTTTCGAGCGAAGACAAAGCAAAACTAACACAACTAGTAAATGAAGGCATCACTGTAATGCAGGAAGTTGACGATCTTAATGATGGTCTCAACGACACAATCAAAGCAATTGCGGAAGAAATGCAGATCAAACCAACTGTGCTTAAAAAAGCATTGCGCACAGCATACAAAGCAGACTTTGAGAAGCACAGTGATGAATACAGCGAGCTTGAGAACATTCTTGCTACTGTAGGTAAAATCTAAGTGCAAAAAGTAAAACAGTTTTGGGTTAACAGTTACACCAGCGATAAAACTGCGTTCTGCTTTGAACTTGTTAGTTTCATTTTCACAGTGGGCGCAAGTATGTTGCTGGCAGTAAATGCTGACAATCCAAATATGTTACTTGTTTACCCTGGATTTTTTGTAGGAAGCATAACACAACTATATGCAAGTTGGCGTAGAGGTGCAGCATGGATTATGTTGCTTACTGCCTACTTTGCATGTGTTAATGTGTTTGGATATGGAGTAGCGGCACTATGGTGGTAGTAAGCGCACCTGTGGGAGGATTTGCGAATCATACAACATGGCTACTCTGGATTCATCCTGAGTTTAAAAGTTATATTCAAAAAAAGCCCTTTAGCGAGGAAGAATTTAATTCAGTGGCTGGACAAGACTGGCCAGATATAAAAAATTTAGATAGTGTGACTAACCCTGAATTCAGGAAAGAACTTGAGGATATTAGATATATTGATATACATCCCGCTAATCATGTAAAGTGGCTATTGGATAATATATATACAGAGGATAGAACGTGGCACAATTGGTTATCAATAGAATGGAACTTCAGAGATTATCTTTATAATTTTAAAATAGAACACACTGCAAAAATGGAATACACAGTGTTGTGTACGATTGATTATGAAGTAGCATATAAAAACTATCTTAAAATAAACAGTAGTTTTAACAATTGTGGTTTGGATGAGTTTAATAAAGAAATACAAAAATTTAATGACAGGGCTAAAAACAGTAATAATCTAGTTGTAGATAATACAGTCTTGTTTGATCAAGAACTTAATTATGATTATTATAATCAACTTACAGATTATTTTAATTTAGAAAATAGATATAATGAAGCACAGGTTGTGCATGATGCTTGGTACAAAGCACAGATTAGAAGTGCAACAGATTTTAAAAAAGAAGTTAAAAGATTGTATAATTGATGGTAGATTATTATATTTTGCACTGGAGTGACTTTATTGGGTTATCCGGTATGCTGTTACTAGTATCCACATTCTTTCTACTGCAGACAGATCGCATAGATCCAAAAGGATTTTACTACAGTTTTTTTAATCTATTAGTTGCAGTATTTTTAGGAATTAACTTGTACTACAAGCCAGTTCTTGCTAATATAGTACTAGAGATATTCTGGGCCACAATGAGTTGTTGGGGCATGTATAAATGGTATAGGGCAAATAAATGAGTTACGTCGACGCATGGTTTGACAGAGACAATGATCGTATTCACGTTGTGGAGCGTGTAGATGGCAAGCGAGAGTATCGCGAATATCCTGCCAACTATGTGTTCTACTATGATGATCCACGTGGCAAATATAAAACTATATTTGATACACCAGTAAGTCGCTTTAGTACACGCAACAGCAAAGAGTTTCACAAGGAACTTAAAATACAAAGCGGTAACAAACTCTATGAAAGTGACATCAATCCTGTATTCCGATGTTTGGAAGAGAACTACTTGGGTGCGGATACTCCCAAACTACAGACAGCGTTTTTCGATATTGAGGTAGACTTTCACCAAGAGCGTGGCTATAGTCCTACTGATGATCCCTTCAATGCTATCACTGCAATCACTGTATACTTGGATTGGGTAGAGCAACTAGTAACACTTGCAATGCCTCCTAAGAGTATGACAATGGACACTGCAAAGGATATATGCAAGCAGTTTGATAATACATTCCTATTTGATAATGAAGGTGATCTTCTCAAAACATTTATGGATTTAGTTGAGGATGCGGATATTCTCAGTGGTTGGAACAGTGAAGGATACGATATTCCCTATACGTTTAATCGTATTACTCGAGTACTCAGCAAAGAGGATTTAAGACGATTCTGTTTGTTTGGACAAAAGCCTAAGAAGCGCACGTTTGACAGATTTGGCAAAGAGGAAGTAACATTCGACCTAATTGGGCGTGTGCATTTGGATTACATGCAACTGTATCGCAAGTACACATATGAAGAACGTCATAGTTATAGCCTGGATGCTATTGGTGAATATGAACTTGATGAACGCAAAACTGCTTATGAAGGCACACTGGATCAGTTATACAATCAGGACTTTGAAAAGTTTATTGAATATAACAGACAGGACGTTCTACTACTGGACAAACTGGATAAGAAACTACGCTTCATTGAACTGGCAAACGTACTGGCACATGAGAACACTGTGCTACTAATGACTACTATGGGTGCTGTTGCGGTAACAGAGCAAGCAATTATCAATGATGCACATGCCCGTGGTATGGTTGTTCCCAATCGCAAAAGCAGAGATGATGGTCCTAAGGTAGTTGCTGCAGGTGCGTATGTTGCATATCCTAAAAAAGGATTGCATGATTGGATTGGCGCTATTGATATTAACAGTCTGTATCCTAGTGTGATCCGTGCGCTTAACATGGGTCCAGAAACTGTGGTAGGACAACTGCGTCAAACAATGACTGAACACATGCTTCGTGAAAAGACAGCAAGTGGCACAAGTTTTGCACAGGCATGGGAAAACGAATTTGGTAGTAGAGAGTATCGTGCAGTTATGGCCATGGAGCGCGGTACTGAAATTACTATTGACTGGGAAAATGGTGACGAGGATACACTGAGCGCACATGATGTATGGCGGTTAATTTTTGACAGTAACCAACCCTGGACGCTCAGTGCTAATGGTACTATTTTTACATATGAACGCAAGGGCGTTGTACCTGGACTACTGGAACGCTGGTATGCTGAACGTAAGGACATGCAGAAGGAACTAAAAAAGGCCAAAGATGAAGGCGGAGATGTTGAGTATTGGGACAAGCGGCAGTTAGTTAAAAAGATTAACCTAAACAGTTTGTATGGTGCTATTCTAAATCCTGGCTGTAGATTCTATGACTTCCGTATTGGACAGAGTACTACACTAACTGGACGCTGTATTACAAAACGTATGGCTGAGACTGTAAATGGCATCCTAACCGGCAAAGAGGAACATACAGGTGATTGTATTATCTATGGTGATACTGACTCAGTATACTTTACTGCATGGCCTGTTATGCAGGAAGAAGTAGAGTCTGGTCGTGCAGAGTGGGGCAAGGACTTATGCACACAACTGTATGACAACATTGCAGACAAAGTCAATGATGAGTTTCCTGTGTTTATGGAACGTGCGTTTCACTGTCCACGTGATAATGGTGAAATCATTAAAGGCGGCAGAGAGATTGTTGCTACTAAAGGGTTGTATATTACTAAGAAGCGTTATGCTGCATTAATCTATGACCTAGAAGGTTTCCGTTTGGATATGGACGGCAAGCCTGGTAAAGTTAAAGCAATGGGTCTAGATCTCAAGCGCAGTGATACTCCACGTTTTATGCAGGATTTCCTTAGCGAACTGCTACTGGATGTTCTAACTGGTAAAACTCGTGAGAGTATTATTGAAAAAGTTAAAGAGTTTAAGTATGCGTTTAAGGAACGGCCGGGCTGGGAAAAAGGCACACCCAAGCGTGTTAACAACTTAACAAAGTTTACAGCAGAAGAAAAACGTTTGGGCAAAGCAAATATGCCTGGACATGTTAGGGCAGCAATGAACTGGAACAATCTTCGTAAAATGCATGATGACAAATACAGTCAGAGTATTATTGATGGTGCAAAAACTATTGTATGTAAACTAAAGCCTAATCCACTGGGCTATACAAGTGTTGGATATCCCATTGATGAAGGACATTTGCCGTCGTGGTTTAAAGAACTGCCGTTTGATGATGAAGCAATGTCAACTGCTATTGTGGATCAGAAGATTGATAACCTACTTCATGTATTGGATTGGGACTTGGCGGCGGCAACACAAACTGCTAACACATTTGATGATTTATTCTCCTTTGAGTAATATGCGTATATAAATACAACTGGAGAACGTCGATGAAACTTGTAGATAAAATGATTTTGTTTAGTCGCTTTTTGCGCAATAACAAAGACCGCAAGTTAGAACTCGACGAACTATTAGCAAGCAACAAAGAATATTTCCAAGAGCAAAGCCGTTATTGGCGCGATAAATCCTTGTACAATGAACTAGATTCTGCATTGGATAATATACAACGTATCAACGATGAGTATAACAGTTCGTTAGACAAAGTTGACAAAAAGATCAATGAACTGCTTAGAAAAGAAGAACTTATATTGATACGCAGAGACTACGATACATATACTACACAAGAACGTACTCTTGAACTAATGCAAGAGCGAGCATTAAAAGATAAAGAATTCATCAAAGAGATATCCTCAGATGTGGGTTATTACAGTGATTGGCGTTGGGCAGGAGTTGAACTTAATCCTAGCACAGGATCGCTTACAGAAAGTATGCTTGCATGTGACCCGCTGTACTTATACACAGGAAACATAGCAGACACAGATAGTATCCGCAGCAAGTTTAACAGTTTTTTTGCAGACAAGCGTCTAATGATCTATGATGATTTAGACAAGTTACCACAAAATCAAATGGGCATTGCAACAAGTATCAACTGCTACGAGTTCTGGCCTATAGATCCTATCAAAGATGAAATGCGTAAAGTGTATAATATACTATGTCCAGGTGGATACTTTATTTTTACCTACAATGATTGCGAACAGGAAGCAAGTCTAGACTTTTTATCAGGTGCAGAAGCATATCGTTCATACAATACTAGAACACTTATGAAGAGCTTGGTTAAAATGCTAGGTTTTGACATTGTAAAAG